ATACCAATGTAAGGCATAAGTATATACTCATCCACTAATATTAGTATAGGTAGAAAGAAAAATAGTTCAAGTGCTATTCTCTTTTTCATAGGTAATGATTCTACCCATCTTCTCCAAGGATTATTTGCTAATCTATCTAATTTTAATTTAAAGAATATTTTTTCTGCCCACCACTGTGGATCTATTATATTCTTAAACCAAATAAGAGGTGTCAATAACCATCTAACTTGTTTATTCCATTTAGAAAACACATATATTATTGTTCCTATGAATAGAATTATTATTAAAAAGAAAAATAAATCAAGCATTAAAAACTAGGAACTCCTAAACCTACTCCAGATGGTAATGGTGAAGATGTTCCTTCTGATGAAGGTAATCCTAAATCCCCAAGGCCATCAGGCATGACAGATTCCATTACCTTACTTTTGACGTTTTCGATGATAGCATCTTTATTGAGATATACAACCCCAACAGCACCAACGACGGTGATAGATACAACACCACTTGCAATAGCGATTCCATTGATAATTTTTTGTAACATGATTTTTCTCCTATAAGATAATAGCACCTATAATAAATCCTTTTGCAAAAGTAATGCAAAGGACTTGGTAGTCAGTTAAGTTAAATTTTTTCTGAAACCAAGCAATTTTTTTCTTGTCCCATTCAACGACCTTATCAAAGATCTTTTGAGTTTTATCTGATAATGCCATCATTAACCCTCCTGTAATGTACCGAAAGACCTTCGTATTTCACGAAGTTCTTCGAAGTTTTTTTGTTTCGTACCTCCATCGTACGACCAAGCATACCCTTCGGTAATCATTTTTTCGTTGAGCGATACATCATCATCGCCAACGTATAACCAACCAAGCAGCCTACCATACTTACCCATCCCACCTTGAAGTTCAGTTCGTATAGTGAGTTCATCATCTCCATCAATTGCATCCTCCAAATTTTTTTTCATCCAGTTTGTAGCGTCTAGTCCCAGTGCTTTCTCTTCCAGATCTCTTGTTCTTTTCTCTGGTGTATCAACTCCTGCAACTCTAACTCTTTCTTTCTTGTATAGATCAAACCCAAGATCAATGGTGACATCAATAGTATCCCCGTCAACAACACGATTAATCTCCGTTACTCTAAAATTATAGCAGCTTTTCCTGCTCGGTGGAACCATCGCTCCCATTCTGTACCTCCCAAAAATCATCTAGTGCATTATTTATAGCGTCACCAGGTTTGGTTGCTGTCCTTTCTATCTGACCTTTCCTTGCATTTTTCATAAATTGCATTTGTATACTTTGCCAATGAGCAGGATCATAGATATCTATTTCTCCTCTTAATTCCTGTCTTGGAATCATAATTAAATCTCTATCATCAACTTCTTGTGCATGGGCAGGTGGGTCTGTTACTGGTGCGGTACATCCAACCAATATGAGTGGTATTGCCAAATATTTAATCATTCGGGAACAAGTAATCATATCTCATTATATAGTATATGACTATTGTAACAGCAATTAATAAAATTGCAACCATTATAACAATCGACCAAGTAACCGTTTGAGCTGCCATAACTTAATCCTCCACCATTTACGTTTACGTTTGTTGGGTAATATTTCTTTAAACCGATGCATCAAATACCTTGGTCTTTATATCGAGAGTAAAACTCTTTCAATGATGATTGACATTGACCTTTGTTTTCAGTATCTGGGTCTTTATATCCTTTAATTCTTTTCCATTCATTATGCAATGCACCTAATAACCACGCTTGAGATAAACTATGAGGTCCGTTTTCTAATAGTTCAAGGTGACGTTTGTTATTACAAAAATTTTTTGCGTAATCTTCTCTCCAATTTGTATCGTCGTATGTTTTTTCCATTAAAGTCCTTCGCTCCAAAAGTTATCGATTGGTGATTGCATGTTTCTTGACATTACAAACAATCCAATATTTGTAAAAAACCAAAATATATTTATTATCCAAGTATTTCGCCAAAGATATTTTCGATTATACTCTACAATGTAAATATCTCTTTCATTACCCCCTTTTCTAACTATCTGCTCTAATCCTAATGCAACCACAAAACCGATTGCGTAGATGTAAAAGATAAAATTTAGAAAACTAGATGTGAGTAGTAAAAGAGATACCATTTAATTGTTACAGGTGTAATATTTATTATATCACTAAACCATCGACATCGCAAGTTTTAATTCTCTTGCGTGATTAAGTTCGTCTTCTGCTATCTCTGCAATCTTTTTATCCTCTGGATGATACGCAGAATATTTTACATAAGTTTCATATGCGTGTTTCTCAATCTTCATATTGATATCATACGCATCTATTGGACTAATGAAATAATAAGCAACCATAATCCAATAGTAAAGAAGAACCAAGTGTTTAGCGAAGAATCTATCGATCCAATGCTCATTGCCTCCACGAGTTTCCATCTCCTCCAAATGTTCTGTTTCATTTAATGCCTGATAAAAATGTTCCTTCATCAAGTATATATGGTCTTCTCCTCGCAGTCCAAGTGACTCACGAAAGTGAAGCACACTTATGAATGAGAAGTATGGTGCTCTTGCAATCACTTCAAGAACCCAGAATCTTTGAAAGTCTCTACCTCGATAGAGAAAATCAATGATGTAAATTGTGGTGTCTAGCACCCAAGTATTAAATTTTTTCATACCCAAGCGTAATTAATAGATGTGTAAACTGCTATACAGATGAATCCAAATAAGATAGTTGTTGATTTGATAGGTAGATTTTTCATTTGACCTCCTTGATTGAGTCCAATGAAAAAGGATGCTCGTGTAGATACGGAACATCCTCCCTTGCGTGTCTTACTGCTTCAAATGCGTCTTCCGCATATTCACCAATTTCATGGTGTTCATTTTTTTGGTCGTGCCAACTTAGTGTGTAGTGGGACATGATAGTTTCAACTCCAGTACATTATTATTTAGTATATCATACTAGGTATAAATACGCATTTATGTGTGGACTCCCACACCTATCACACTCTTTTTCTTTTTATCTTAACAATTGAAATACCTGCTATTAATCCTACAACTAAACCTAGAGATGCTACTGCAACTGTAGTGCTGAATACTAATTCAACTGGAATAAAAGGTTGTGCTTCCCAAGTGCCTGGCAATGTATATACTGATGGATTTGATGCAAAAATCATTTTTCTTTTCTTTTCTCTATGTATATTCTAGCAGAAAATTTTAGAATTGCAACTTAACAATTCTTATTTAAGTCTTCTGCCATACCACCACCTATTTCTGCACCTTGATTACCACTAAACATAGTTACCCAACCAGCAGCAACCCAACCAATAATGGGAATATTAGCGACGCTAGGAGCAACACTGGCACCAACACTTGAACCCACGAGCCTTCCTGTGTTTTCTGCTCCTCCGATTGCTTTAATGCAGGCTTCTGATTTTTTATCTCCTTCTGTAACTGTGGTTGATTTATTGTGAACTGCACCGTCCATCGTGTACTGCTCAACGACTTTAACTTTGTTGTTAGCCAACCCAAGAAAGCCACCTTTAGTATTGCTATCCCTTTCCACACGCATTACTTTTGGATCGTTTGCTTTATAACTTATCTTATATCCATTATGTCCAACTTCTGCTTCATATGATGTGTAAGGACCAACTGGTAGGTTGATACTTGGTAATTTACTTTGACGATTTGATAAAGAACCTATCATACCAATGTGGGATAAACCAATAAGTCCACCCAAACCGAGAGCGAACCATTTACCCCATTTCACATCTTTCATTTTCTTCATGCTTTCTTAGGTGGTACTGAGGGAGCAAGAACCATTGGTGCTTGTTCTATTCTGATTGTTTGTGCGGGTGCTGTATTTGCTGCTTTCTCAATTAATACTTCCATATCTTTCTTGGATATACTTGCTCCTCCTCCTGATGCTGCATTCTTTTTCCTTTGTCCTGCTTCAACACCAAAAGTAGCTAGGACCCCCGTAAAGACCGAAGCTATGAAGGTCGGATCGATATTATCTTGTTTTGATAGACCAGGAAATTGAACATAATTCAATGTCAATATTCCACCTGCCCAGATCAAGATCCCAAGTCTTACAAAAGTACTTAGGACTAGCATCTGCTCTTCTTTGTCATCAATTGCCTCTTTTAGTTTACCTAGAGGACCTTTAGGTTTTACTTCTTCTTTCTTTGCTTCAGCCATGGGATCAATATGTCTATATTATATATAGACGCTTAATCCTTAGAAACCTAATGGTATTGGTGACATAGGTGATGCAGG